TGTGGTCTCTGCTCCGTGGTGGCATGGGTCACGTCTGCGACCAAGGACGGGAAGAAGGAGTGGTACTACGTGACCGAGGGCAGCCCCACTTGCATGGCAAAGGATCAGCTCTACATGCGTAAGAACTGCCTGCCTGAAAACGTATTTGTTGCACCGGAGGTAAAGAAAAAATGAATTTGTTTGAAGACAACATTGTGATTGTAAATCAGGCCCGCTACGACGAATTGCTCCATAAAGAAGCTCTGTTAGATACCGTCGTGAAGCTCCACGACAGAATGACCGATTACGCCTTTCGTGACGCAGTAGGTCATCTGTTCAAGACTGAAAAGGGTAAAAAAGATGAAGAAATGTAATTTCGTTTGTAAGATCTTCAGCCTGTTAGGCATTTCTGCGGCTCTGGTCGCTATCGCTCCAGAAAAGCATACCGAACCACCGGAAGTTGTGGTATTGGCAAAGCCTGAGCCTGTCATGGAAGCAGAACCGGCAGAAGAGGATACCCCCGTTCGGGAGGATATTCCACTGGACGCAGAAATACAGCTGTTGCTCTACCAGGCTTGTGAGGAGACGGGCATCCAGTACGAACTGGCTCTGGCCGTCATCAAACAGGAAACCGATTTTCGAAACATCGCCGGTGACAGCGGGTTCAGCATCGGCTATATGCAGGTGCAGCCCCGTTGGCACAGCGACCGCATGGAACGGCTGGGGGTCACAGACCTTGCAGATCCATACGGGAATTTCTTGGTGGGTTGTGACTACCTTGCAGAGATGCTCGGGAAGGGGAGAGGCCTTGAATGGGCCTTAATGGCCTATAACGGTGGACCGTCCTATGCAAACGACATGGCGAAAGCCGGAAGAGTCAGTCAGTACGCGAAAGACGTACTCAATTACATGAATGAACTAGGAGGATTTATAAATGGCAGTTTGGAATTTTGACCCCAATATGTACGAGGAACAGGATTTTCAGATAATCCCTGTTGGCGATCATCGTGTCCGCATCTTCGATGTGGCAGAAAGAACCTTTAACAGCGGTAACGAAGGATATGAAATCACTCTGGCTGTGAATGGTTACAACAGCAAGCTGTGGTTCTATCTGGTGCTGGATCGCAACGATCCTAAGAAGACCAACCAGCGCATCGGCGACTTTTTCAACAGCTTTGGCATTGTAGACCACAGCATGGGCAACGGCCATCAGTGGATTGGTAAGGTCGGCGCTGTCCGTGTGAAGCACGAAGAATATAACGGCAACATGAGCGCCAAGGTTGCCTACGTGATCAATCGAAAGAAGCAGGACAAGTTGGCACCTTGGAAGGATGCTGGCGCCGCTCCCGTTGGTGTAACCGTGGCTGCGGAAGACCTGCCGTTCTAAGCCTATGCAACTAAGACCGTATCAGCTCGACCTGTTTGAGAAAACGCACTCCGCTTTTGCGCAGGGCTACCACCGTCCGTTGGTGGTAGCTCCCTGCGGGGCAGGGAAGTCCTATCTGTTTGCCGAGATGGTACGAAAGAGCAGGGGAGAGGCCCTGGTGCTGACCCACCGTCAGGAACTGAAACAACAGCACGAGGAACTGTTTCGTAACCTCGGCATTGAGAATGTTCGGGTCGCGATGGTCCTGACGGAGGCAAACAGACTCGGCGAGTATCCGACACCGGCACTGGTTGTTGCCGACGAGGCTCATTTGAGCCGTTCCAACTCATGGATGAAGATTATCCGACATTACGATACCTGGACTGTCGGTCTGACGGCTACGCCTGTTCGGTTAGACGGCAAGCCGTTGGGAGACGTGTTCGACACCATGATTGAGGGTGTGGATGTTCGATGGCTGATTAACAACCGGAACCTTGCTCCATACGAATACTATGCTCCTACCTTGGTCGAAACGGACGGTCTGCGGACGCTTGCGGGCGATTACGTGGTTTCGGATCTCGAAAAATTGATGAATGAGAGGGCTATCTATGGGGATGTCATTGCATCGTATCAGCGATTTGCTCCGGGAGAACGGAGCATCGCCTATTGTGTATCCGTTGAACATGCCAGAAGAACAGCAGGTGCTTTTAATTCCGCTGGCATCCGGGCTGAGTTCTTATCTGCTGGAACTCCGGCAGGACGGAGAAAACAGATCCTGGACGATTTCCGAGCAGGGATAATCACCGTCCTTTGCAACGTCGGGATCATCTCCGAGGGCGTTTCCATCGACGAGGTTAGCTGCTGTATGCTCCTGCGACCCACGGAGTCCGTAGCACTCGGTGTTCAGCAGATGATGCGCTGTATGCGCTATCTGCCAGGGAAAACGGCAAAGATCATCGATTTTGTCGGCAATTACACCCGGGTGGGTCTCCCTGACGATACTCGTGAATGGTCACTCGGAGAACCGCTGAAGCGGAAGCCCAGAACGGACGGCAACGGAGATTTCTACATCAGAACCTGTAAAGAGTGCTTTATGGTGTTCAAAACAGCACCCAGCTGTCCGTTTTGTGGGACAGCGTACCCGCTTCATCCCCGTGAAATCAAGGCTCATGAGGAAATCGAACTCCAGCGGATCACCGCTGAAGAGATGGCTCGTGTGGAGGAAGAGAAGCGCAGAGCGAGAGCAGAGCAGGGGAGAGCAGATAGTTTTGAAGAGTTGGTAAAAATTGGAAAACAGCGAGGATATAAAAACCCTGCGTTCTGGGCAGCGCAGGTAATGAGAGGAAGACGAAGATGAAAATCGGCAGTTTATTTGATGGTTCTGGCGGTTTCCCTTTGGCTGCGTCCATGTGTGGCATCGAGCCTGTGTGGGCGGCGGAAATCGAGCCTTATCCTATCGCTGTGACCCGTAGTCGGTTCCCAAACATGAAGCATTTGGGAAGCGTGACGGACATCCGTGGCGATGAGGTAGAGCCTGTAGATGTTATTACTTTCGGAAGTCCTTGCCAGGATCTGTCCGTGGCAGGGAAGAGAGCCGGTCTCAAACACACCGAAAACGGTGACGATGAGACCACGCGAAGTGGCTTATTCATGGAAGCCATTCGAATTATCAAAGAAATGAGGGAAGCAACAAATGGAGTATATCCAAGAATCGCTGTTTGGGAAAACGTACCCGGAGCATTCAGCAGTAACAAAGGCGAGGACTTCCGTATCGTCCTCGAAGAGTTTATCAAAGTCGTCGAGCCGACAGCCACTATGCCTACGGTTCCAAAGAAAGGATGGCCCTATGCCGATGTGTACTGCGGAGACGGATGGAGTCTGGCTTACCGCGTTCTCGATGCGCAATACTGGGGAGTCCCCCAACGTCGCCGTCGCATCTACCTTGTCGCAGATTTTAGAGGTCGACACGCCGGAAAAATATCATTTGAGCGCGAAGGCTTGCGAGGGTATTTTGCGCAGAGCGGAGCGCAGAGGGAAGCAGCTGCCGGAGATGCTGAAGTTGGCACTGGAACAGCAGATTGCGAGGGAAAGTGTGTAACCTCTTACGGTTGGCCACTTGGGTTTAGACCGGAGAATGTGCGAGTGTATGATGAGATTGCTACTACCATTTGCAACGGAACGAGGCCTGGATTTACTACGGGTGTAATTATCGAGGAAGCCATCCCTTACACACTAAAAATTCGTTCTGGCTGTGCGGTTGACTCTGCAGGTAAGTCGGCAGGGAAGGGCGCACTCATTCAGGAGAACAAGGCAGCTACACTTGCCGTGGCACAAGACCAGTATCTGTTTCAGCCGATTGTGTTTGCGCAGAACCAGCGAGATGAGGTGAGAGACCTCGGCGATAAAGCGGGGGCTTTACAGGCAGAGCCTGGTATGAAACAGCAGACATTCCTGGCACAGCCCGTTTCTATCGAAAACCACCCTGCTGACAGCCGTGTGAACATCGATGAAAGCGGCAAGGTGCAGACCCTCACATCGAGAATGGGTACCGGCGGTGGTAATGTGCCGATGGTTATGGAACCTCGCCCAGTTTACTGCCTCCAAGGCAACGGCATCGACCGAGCAGATACTGCAGGTTGTAATGGTAGGGGATGGAACGATGAAACGTGCTACACGCTGAACACCATCGACAGACCTGCTGTTGTGTTTGCAGAACCCTACCAGAAGACGATGGGACCTTTGATGGCGAACAGCCACCCTGGCAGTTATTCCGGGCAGGATGCTTATAACGATATGTTTGTGGTTGGCAAGGATGTCGCCGGGGTTGACTGTAGAAATGCTACGGAGCACCCGGAGCTGACCGGAGCCTTGCAGGGGAGTGCCTCTCACAACATAAACTCCAACAACACGGTTCGTGTTCGCTACATCGTTCGCCGTCTGACTCCTACCGAATGTGCCCGTCTACAGGGCTTCCCGGACAAGTGGGGGCACATCGACCAGAAAATTGATTTCACAGATGAGGAATACGCTTTCTGGCTTGAGGTTCGCAACACGCACGCTGCCATCAACGACAAGGCTACCAAGGAATACACAAAGGAGCAGATGCTGACTTGGTACAACAAATTACATACCGATAGTTCTGAGTACAAGATGTGGGGCAACGGTATCGCTCTGCCGTGCGCTCTGTATGTGATGCAGGGCATTGCGGAGGCTCTTTTATGAACCCCGAAACGAAGCTCCAGAACGAAATCATAGTCGCCCTCTGTCAGAACGGCTGCGTGGCGCGCAACCACACCGTTGGCCAGTTCTATACGAAATACGGTTCCATCGTGAATGTCGGCCAGCATGGCGAAAGCGATATTTTCGGGCATCGGATTTCGGATGGCAAGGCACTATATATTGAAGTAAAACTGCCGGGGGAGGAGCCCCGGCAGGATCAAGAAAAATTCCTGAAGGCCATGAGGGCGGCCGGTGCTATTGCCGGGTGCGCCCATTCCGTAGAGGAGGCGTTAAAAATTGTTGCAGGTACCATGTAAGAATTGCTCTGAGCGATATTACAACTGTCACTCCAAGTGTGAGAAGTACCGAACATTTCGTGCTTCTCTGGACGAGTTGGCAGAGAAGAAACGAGAGTTTCAGGCCCGAGAGTCCGATTTTTTCGGCTCAATACATAGAACAAACTCGAAAAGGTGGCGGTAATCGTGGTTCGCTGTAGAAAATGCGGCAGGATGTGCGCCGACAACCTGATTGGCTCTTGCAAGCACCCGGCAGTGAATAACGTGTTCGGCACGCATATCTGTATGTACTGCTGTCGAGGCTGTCGGTTTCATATTCAGCTAACGATTAAAGAGCACGGCCTGTGTGGCTTGAAGTGCGGATACGAAGAGGGGAGGAGTCGTTGACCATGTATGTAAATCCTTTTTTACTCGGTGTTGCGGTAACGATTGGCGTGGAGTCCATTTTATTGATTGTGGTGGCCATCTACATGGCAGGAAGAAAATGATGAGATTTCTTTACCGTGTCCAGGATCTCCTTGCGGAAAGGGGAGAGGTGCTGAACGACCTGCAAAGCGGTGCCGGAGTGAACCGCAAAACCCTCTATCGTGGACCGAAACGGAAACAAACCATTGCGGCTGTCGCGTATTACCTTGGCATGCGTGCAGAGGAGCTGGTTGCCGGAACAGATGCGGAGGAAGTATGGAATACGGATACAAGCGAGTATTAAGTGAAAATGATCAAAAGGCGCTTGCACAGGCTGTCCGGAAACACCAAGAACTAACCCTTGAGCGCACGCTTGGCAGTCGGACGGTTATCGCAAAAACAATACCCGTGAGCAAGCCGTGGGATGTTCCCATGATTGTACAAGTCAAAATCATAAAACCAGGCTCTGTTCATTTGAAGAATTTTGAAAGGGAAGAGGATGCGGTAATCTTCGGGAATACGGAATGAGGAGGTGCTAAACATGATGAAATCGGTTATAGGCGAGAAGGGCACCTCTTACCGTTGGGAGACGGTTGCCCGACCGTGGAGCGGCAATGCGCCCCGGAATATCCGAACAGCAAAGAAAATTAGCTTTTGCGATCCAGAGGAAGAGGTTGCGATTTGTTTGAGCTGTCCGCGAGCGGACTGTTCCGGCAGCGCAAAATGTACCATGCGGTTATGGGGACAACCCAAAAAAGATTACTGAAGGTGAGGATGCATAATGACAAATGCAGAATATATCCGTTCCTTGAATGATAAGGAGCTTGCAGACCTGCTGTCCATGTTTTGTCAGGTTTCTTCTTGCAGTAAACGATGCCCGTTTGATGCCGATTGCCCCGGTAGCGAGAATACAGAGGCGTGGCTGAAGTGGCTGCAGCAGACGATGGGAGGTTAACTATGGGTACTGTGATGCTGATGTTCATCCTTAGCACATCCGTTGTAGCGTTGCTTTTAATCTGCTTCGCGCTGGTCAGCATCGCTATATCGGACTTTATCGACGGCTTTGGGGAGGACGATGATGAGCGCAAGTAGAGTATTTGCGATTTGCCTCTTGATAGCGCATTTTATAGTGCTTGGGATAGTGGCAGCTGTGGTATTTCGGCGCGACATCAAGGCATGGTATCTTCGGAAGAAAACGAAATAGGAGGTTCGGGCAACACTGTTGCCCTGACCTTGTTTTAGGGAGGGCAAAGGTGATGTAACGCACAAAAAAATTAAAGCCCATCCAGCCGGAGTCAGCACGAATGCCACTCTTAAGGTTGCTGGACGAGCTTTAACTGACCCTGCACACTTTATCCCCCGACTGAAATCGCTCAAAAGAGCAGTGCCGGGCGATGATCTTGCAGGGTCTCCATGAGAGAACCGGCTGTGCTCAATGCACCAGAGCCCGTGGCAAAACCACTTCTCTTTACCGATCCTAAGATTACTATAAAACAACGGCAGGATTTGTCAATAGATAACACGTTATAAATGGAGGCATACCACATGATACAGGAAATTAAACAGCGGATCTCGTGTGTGGACTACCTATCCCGGCACGGCATCCACGTCAAAAACGGAGGGCGATGCGTATCGCCTCTCCGGCCAGGGGCGAGAAATCCAACGTCCTTTTACGTTACTGCTGAACGGTGGTATGACTTCGGCTCTGGCTATGGTGGCGATGTGATCGACCTCGCCGCCCAGCTTCAGTTCAACGGCGACAACGGAGCGGCTATCCATGCCCTTGCTGATGAACTCGGCATTCAGCGCCCTCAGCAGGACATCACATGGCGTGAAGAAATTCAGCAGCTCTGCAACCGAGCGGCCCACTACCATGCATCGCTGACACCCAGCGACTACGAATATCTCACGGCACGTGGCTTTACCCGTGAGGATGCTGAACGACTGATGATCGGCCGTGTGACCGATGGCTATCTCAAGGGACGACTGTTCCTGCCGTACTTCCAGAACGGTGCGGTGGTCTACTATGCCACTCGTGCCATGTCTGGCTCCAGCTTTCAGGATAATAAGTATATGAAAGCCTCGCTTTCCGAATCTCAGGCATATAAACATATTCCGTGGGGATTACAAACGCTGAATCGGATAGCAGACCACGATACACTCATCATTTCAGAGGGCTATTTTGATGCGGCCTCCTGGGAACGTGCTGGCTACCCAGTCCTTTCACCGATTACAGGTAACTTCTCGGCATCCCAGTGGCCCGATGTTCTGTCCGCTTGCCGACTGTTCAAGCGTGTGTTCATCATCTTCGATAACGACACCGTATCCCATGCCGGTGACGGCTTCACAGCAAGAACATCCCAGAAACTGTTCCAGGCTCGTATCCCGTTCATCGTTGGACATACACCCGACGGTGTCAAGGACGTCAACGACTATTATGCGGCCGGTGGTAAACTGCAGACCCTCATCGACAACGCTGTCGACGGTCTCAAGTACATTGCTTCGCAGTACACGGATGCCATGCAGCTCAAGCAGTTTATTATGTCCATTAATCGGTACACCGACTCTACAGCCATCGCCGATGCGCTGCACGGATGCAACTTCCCGGACTCCGTTCTGAAGTCCATCCAGAAATCCGCAGACTCTGCACCGACTGAGTCTCAGATTGTGGACGAAATCATTGAAAAGCATAACATCATCTACGTCGACCGTGTCGGCTTTTACGAGTGGGACTCCCGTGTCTGGAACAAAATCTCGGATAACATCGTGCGCAACTATGCTGACCAGCTCTACGGCAAGCGGTTCTCTACGGCACAGCGGGTCAACGCCGTGTGCAATCTCCTGAAGTCACGAGCCATCACGGATGTGCGCTTCGACCGCAACCCGGTGCTGACCTTCCAGAACGGCACTTTGGAAATTGAAACCGGGAAATTCCGTGCTTTTTCGGAGCTTGACTACTGCTCCATTATCATGGACTACGACTACGATCCACACGCCACAGCACCTGTGTGGGAGTCCTTTATTCAGGATGTTACCGATGACGAACCTCGCCGAGCGGAGATCCTGCAGTTCATTGCCGGATATATCCTGCTCCCGGACTGTCGACATCAGAAAATCTTTCTCTTAGTCGGTTCGGGCGGTAACGGCAAATCCGTTTATCTCGAGCTGATCCAGAAACTTTTCGGCGACCGCAACGTCACCCACGTCGAGCCCACAGGCCTTGCCAAGGAGTTCGAGCGCATCCGGCTGAAGGACTCTCTATTAAATATCGGGTCCGATATAAATAGCGACTTTTCACGGGGCGAGGTCCGTGAGTGGTTGCTGAAAATCGCCGACGGCACGTCCATTCAGGCTTGCTACAAGGGCATGGACCACGTCGACTTTATCCCTCGCTGTAAGCTGGTCTACGCCTGCAATGCGATGCCGACTGCCGAAATCATCAATGGTCTGAACCGCCGCATGCAGTTTGTCGACTTTCCTTGCCAGTACGTCGAAAATCCCGATCCCGACGACCCGAAACAGAAACCGCGTGATATTTACCTTACCGAGAAACTCACAGCGGAGCTTCCTGGCATTTTTAACTGGGCCTATGCCGGGTATCAGCTGCTCAAGACGGTTGGCTATTTCACGGATGCTCCCGAGCAGACCGAGTTCCTGCGCACATTCGAAACCACGTCGAACCCTGTCATGGTTTTCTGCGAGGATCACGATTATTCCGGCAGCGTGTCTCGTGAGTTAATCTATGCCGAGTACAAATTCTGGTGCGAGGAGACTGGCCATAAGCCGCTCTCTCGCGAGCGGTTCATGCCAAAATTCCGTGATGCCATGGGCGACCGGATTGCCGAAGAGCGACGTATCCGTGTCAACGGCGCGTTGACTCGTGTTTTCATCATTAACCCTGGTACATGAACCTGGATCACCGCGTAGCCGTGTGTCAGGTTGTACCAGGAGTGTGCCAAGGTTTTCGGGGGTAACTTGGCACAGAGCGAAAGCGCTGGTATGGCTCAGTTTCTTATCCCTTTGTTCCAAGTGTTCCAAGTAAATATATATATAATGTAGAAAGTATAGAAAAAAGCCTAAAAAACACGCATTGATACATAATTGCTTTATGGAGCCGACAGACGTGTGTTTTGGCATGGAACATGGAACAATTAAAAATGATTGAGGAGGTTATCGACTGTGGCTGATAACACAATTGCAAAATCTACAGGCCGCGGAGGAAAGAACAACTTCCCTGCTGCTCAAATCCCAGATGTTGAACCGGGCGACAACTCCCGTTTTCTGCGTCATGCGCTGGCAACGTTGAATATGCCACCCATTGACATTTCAGATCCGAAACAGGTGGAGGCGCGTATCGACTGGTACTTCCATCATTGTGCAGACAACGAAATGAAACCGACTGTGAAGGGCTTTTGTAATTCCCTGGGCATTTCTCGCCAAACCCTTCTTACCTGGAAGACCGGCGAATATCGTGAGGAGACCCATCAGGCCATTATCATTCGGGCATACAATGTGCTGGAGGAACTTTGGGAGGATTATATGCTCAACGGCAAGATCAATCCCGTTAGCGGGATCTTCCTTGGGAAGAACAACTTCCAGTATGTTGACAAGCAGGATGTGGTGCTTACTCCGAATACGGGTGGTATCGAAGCTGCTGATAAAGCTGCGATTGAAGCGAAGTATGCTGAATTGCCTGGAGAGTGATGTTCTTCGCCTTTCGCCGACCCTGACGCTATTAAAAAGAGCAAAAAAACGCAAAATTTTATCGACTATCGACTTTTCCGCGCGCATTTATCGACTATGGCCGCCGACTTTCAAAAAAATTATCGACTTTGGCCATCGACTATGAAAAATTTTATCGACTATCGACTTTCCGCATGCGTGTGTGAGAGCCAGAGCGCAAAAAACCCCGAGTCCAGGCGGCTCGGGGCTTCTTTTTTTGTTGTTGACGGACGTCGGATGTCATTTCTTGCCATTTCCC